AAGTTATACCAAAAACCTTGCGGATGGTGGTGTAGTAAGTGGACAAGGACAGATTTTTGGAGCTACATTTAATAATGATGGATACTTTGGGTTTGATGGAACAAATGATAAGATACAAGTATCAAACCCATTAGCAGCAAGTGCCACTACTCCATTTACTATGGAAGCATGGGCACAGATTGCTGCTTTAGGTTCATGGCAAACTGTGTGTTCTATTGGTGGATTGAATACTCAAATAGCATTTTCTTCAGGTAATACTATTAGAGTTGGAAGAAATGGTGGTGGAGGTGGTGTTAATACTAACAGTGGTGTTACTGCAACTACTAACACTTGGTATCATATAGTAGGATCATATGATGGTAACGGTGGAAACGACATTAAAATCTATGTTAATGGTCAACTAGAAGCTAATACTACTATGGGAAGCAATGGTAGTACCAACTCAGGTGACTTTAGAGTTGGAACTTATGGTATTGGTAATACTGGTGGAGAATATTTAAATGGAAATGTAGGTGAGTGTCGTCTCTATAATGCAGCATTATCTACAGCACAAGTTGAACAAAACTTTAATGCTACACGTGCTAAGTACGGTGTCTGATAAATACATAAAGCATAAGTATATCAATCCGAGGAACATAGGTAATGGCAAGAAAATCCATTAAAAGTAATTATTATCTCTTTGATGCGTCCGCTAGAGAGGTTATCATCCCTGGTGGTATTCAACGTGAGCAATTAGTTCTTATCACTAACGTAACATCCAACAAGGTAATCTATAATTTTTCGGATCCTGAACTGACTGCTACTACATATGATATTTCGACTGACGTTCGTAACAATACTACTACGAGAGTAGTGTTGACATATAATACAACCAGCATGTCTGATACAGACAAGTTGCAGATTATCTATGATGACTTTGAAGAGACTATTAAACCAGCAGAAACATATAATGATGCTGTAAACAAGTCAAAGATTTCTCAACCACAGTCACAGATTGATACTGACTTTGAGTATGGTACTCAGGATACTAAGTGGGAATCGTTGGCAATGATCAACAACAACCCATTTGCATATAAGTCACAAGATCCTATTGTTATTACTGAGATGCAAACCTCTACTAATAGTAGAGAAATTGAGGTCTCATGTTCTTCTCCTCCTAGTGCTGGTTCTGCTATCTATGTTCAAGACGCTGAATTCCAAGGTGCGAACGGTGTCTTTATCATTGATAGTGTTGAGACAGTAGGAGCGTTTGTTGGTTTTAGATATACTGCAAAATATGAATGGACTCAGGGTGCTCAGGATGTATATGTTGCTGCTAGAACTGCTATCTATCAGGGTATTCACTTTAGTGGATCTGAGCTTGGTGGATCAATAACCTTGTCCACACCATCTGGAACTTTGTCTGGATCTATTAGAGTAGAGACAACACAAGCACATGGTTTAGAAATTGGTAATGAAGTTGCAATCGCTGGATCTAGTGGTACTAATGTTAATGGTTCATGGGTTGTTGCTAGAGTAGAAACCCCAACTGTATTCTATTATTTCCCTGATGCATCACCATCTGGATCTGTAAACAGTGGAACGATTAAACTATATCCAAGACCACAAGGATCATCAGTACATAGATCTTTTGATGGTGGTGTTAAATTCTCTACTAACTCTAATTCTAAGAACCAACAGGCAATTAGACAAACAAAAAGATATTTCCGTTATCAGTCTGGTAAAGGTGTAGCGTTCTCTACTGGTTCTATATTGGAACCAGCACTACCAAACCTTGATAATATCTCAGCATCTGGTACTACAGTAACTGTTGTATCTTCTGAAGCACATAACGTTACTAGAGATACAGTTGTTGATGTTCGTGGTGTAACTGATAACAATTATAATGGTATTCATTCTGTTACTAATGTCATTGACCCATATACTTTTGAGTATACTGCTTCAAATGCTCCATCAGAATCAGAAGCTTCTGGTGAGTATACTGTAACACCAGTTGATTCATATGGTACTAGGTTGGAACTTGGTATGATGGATCAACAGAATGGTATCTTCTTCCGTTGGGCAAGTGGTAACTTAAGTGTTGTACGTAGAACTTCTACATACCAGTTGGCAGGTAGAGTTTCAGTAGCAAATGGTAGCACTTTAGTTTCTAGTTATACTGCTGCTAATGGACAGGGTACTAAGTTCTCTAAGCAGTTGAAACCAGGTGACTATATTGTTCTTCGTGGTGCTTCTTATCGTGTTGATGGTATTATATCTGATACACAGATGGTTATCTTCCCTGATTATCGTGGACCTAATGATTCTGGAGCACTTGCTGCAGAAAACTTGATTGTAACTAAGACTGTAGAAACAGAATGGAATCAGTCTGACTGGAACATTGACCGTTGTGATGGTACTGGTAAGTCTGGATATACTCTTGACCCAACTAAGATGCAGATGTTCTACATGGATTACTCTTGGTATGGTGCAGGTTTTGTACGTTGGGGTTTCCGTGCATTGGATGGTGACGTTATCTACGCTCACAAGATTCCTAACAACAACCAGAACACTGAAGCATACATGAGATCTGGTAACCTACCAGCTCGTTATGAAGTTAATACTATACCTCCTTCTACTATTGCATCGAAGACATTCTCTAGTGGAGATACTACATTATATCTAAACACAGCACCAACACACTTCCCATCATCAGGAACTCTTCGTCTTAAGAGAACTGTTAGTGGTACTTCAGGTGTTCAGGAATATGTTAATTACACTGGTAAAACTCAATTCGTTCAAGATGTTATTAATGTAAATGGAACTGCAAATACTATTGAAGTTGCATCTACTACTGGTCTAAGTCCTGGTGGTCAGCAGACTATTCTCTTTGATCAACCGTTCTCAAATATTGTTGCTAACAAACCATACTATGTTGCTGCAGTTCCATCTGCTACAACTTTTAAAATCACTTTAACTCAAGGTGACTCAACTGGTATTGCTCTTAATGCACAGGTTGGATCTCCATTGTCTCCACTTGCACGTTCATTCTCTGGATCATTTACTGGTTGTATTAGAGCACAAGCTGGTGCAGCAAGTGTTGATTTAACAATGGCACAAGGTTCATCTGCTGGTACTGTAAGTTCTAATAGTGGTATTCAGAAAGGACAAAGAGTAATTGGTAGTGGTGTTCCTGCTGATGCTTTTGTTCATTCTATTAGTGGTAATAATATTACTCTAAGTAAGGCAGTAACCAGTGGAAACCCAACTGGTGTTAAGTTTGTTCCTCTAGGAGTAGCAACAGCACAGACCTTTACCTATGATTCTACTCAACCTCTTGGTGTAGAACTGATTGGTGCAACTTCTATACCACAGATTAGTCATTGGGGTTCATCTATTATCATGGATGGTAGACTAGATGATGACCGAGCATATGTTTACACTGCTGCTACGAAACAACAAAGACAGATTGGTGCTGGACAAACTAGAGCGGTTATTGCTCTACGTGTAGCACCATCAGTTGACAATGGTATTCCTGGTAACTTTGGTACTAGAGAACTTGTTAATAGGATGCAGTTGGTTCTACGTCAGGTTGACATCTCATCTAATGGTAAGTATTTCGTTGAGTTGGTGTTGAATCCTATCACTAGTGATACTACTAACTGGATTAATGTTGGTGGTACATCTCTTGCACAATATGCTGTGCTTGGAACTCAAGCAGAACTAACTGGAGGAGAAGTTATCTTCGCATTCTATTCTGATAACGGTGTTAACAGTTATAGTTTGAACGAAGTTAAAGAAATCTCTAACTCTATTCTAGGTGGTGGAGGTAGTCAATATGAAAATACTACTTCACCAAACCCAACTGGTATATTCCCAGATGGTCCTGAGGTTCTTGCTATTCGTGTTAGAAACTTAACGGGTGGAAATAGAAACATTGACGCACGTTTCTCATGGAAAGAAGCACAGGCATAAATAGAATGGCCTTGATAAGTTGTAATGACTAATGATAAAAATAAAGAGGTAAAGGAAGAGAAGAAAGGTATCTTTGCTAAGGCAAAAGATGCAATTCTTCCAGACCCTGAGGAGCAAGCAGCCATCATCAGTACAATGGTGAGAATCACAGTGCTGGCCTGGTCTGGAGGGATCTTAACTTTAAACTATGTCGCCATACCTGGCGTCCCTCAACAGAAAATAGATCCGACATTTATAGCTTCGGTTTTTACAGGAGTTTTAGCTAGCTTTGGAATTCAAACTGCTTCTAAGAAAGGTGACGGAACTATGAAGATGGATAAGAATGGTAATCCTACTCCCGCTGGTCCTCCACCACCAACTGCAAAAGAAATTGAGCAGATTGTGGCAAAGGCATCTGCTGGTGGTCCTGTTCAAACAATTAGAATTGAACAAGCACCTATCAAAATTACTACAGACGATAAACCCTATAAATTATAATCATGCAAAAATTAATTAATGTACTTGCTCTTGCGTCTACTGCTGTATCTGTTGCCGTTGTTGGCACTGGTGCTTACGTTTACGTTAACAAAGATGCCATCG